CCCAGCCGTCAACAGTGCTCCCAGCCACGCCAAACGTGTCTGCTAAGTCCTGTCTTGAGACTATCTTGCCGCGTGTATGAACTGACAATTTTTGTCACCTTCCATTAGTTGGTTCCGTTTTGGAACCGGTCGCACAACTGAAACACCGCGCTCGCGAATCACCCACGACTTAAACGTCGCCAAAGTACCTTGAACGTACCCCCATATGCGCCGATCGTCGTCGATCGCGATCATCCCGCATCAATGCCGCCAACAATGCCGAAAGCATCACAGATTTTTCATCTCCTCAGCCACAGCCTTGCGCGTCCTGTCCTCGATCACCTGGCTAAACGCCCGCCGCCCTATGCGGTGATAGTCAAACATACGCTGATACCGGGCCTGCGGCTCGTAAGCCACCAGCATCTTCAGCCGGCCGCCCTTCAATCTTCGATAGATACCGGGGGGTAGGCCTCCGTCTTTTCTTCCGAGCGAGACCACCCCAGGGGTAGCTAATAATTTTTTTATTTTTCCTCTGGGTAGGTTCCCATATTTGTTTTTTGCTTGCGGCGACACAGGAACGACTAGCGCGCGCTTATCTGGCGTGCGCGTGCCGCCCATAGACTGCAGGCGCAGCGTGTCATTGATGCGCTTGCCGCCTTCACGGAATGAACCGCGCGGTCCACCTGGAATCAGCTCAGCGCGCAGCGTGCGGAATGTAGAAAACACACCAACAAACCCTAGCTTGGTCTTGGGATTGTATATCCCGCCCAGTAGATACGGCGTCGGCCTATCAAACGTCGCCTTGGCCCGAGATTGCTGAACCTTAGCCGCATACTTGGCTGATTGGTTGATTGCCTCGTTCTCCGCATAGCGCAGTTTCTTAGACACGCGCGCCATCTTCTTCTGCACTGCATCAATGTTCGAGCTGACGTTCAGCACCCCCCCACCCCCTTCAATTGTTTCGGCGCCGGCGGTATACCCCCCACCCCCTCAAAATTTTCTACCGAGTAGCCATACTGGTGCATCACATCGAATAGCTCAGGGTAGCGCGTGAACTGATCGACCAGTCGCGGCCAGTGATCTCGCCACGCATCAAGCCGTGAGCGATCGATCTCTCGGTCCCCGTTCAGCGCTCTCGCCATGCCAGCCGGTGTGCTGCCGGGTCGGTACGATCGACCGAGCGTATCCTCATACCGCGCAATCTCGGAGCGTATGTCAGGATCGGCGTGTATTGCCATCAGCGCATGATGAACCGGCAGTAAGCCGGGATTGACCAGCCGAGCATCATGCTTGCTAACACGATACTGGTGCTCGGCATGATAGAAATAATCATTTGGCACTGACTGGTGGTAGCTCGTGAGCATTGCTCGCGGGTCGCGAATGCACAGTATGACCCGCAGGTCTACTCCACTGGCGTACCGCTTGAGCTGCTCATGCTTAAACACGTCAAGCGGTCGCTTAGTCACGACCTTTCGGTGTGCTTGGTCAGCCGCCTCAAACGTTCGCTCCTCATCGTAGAAATGCCAGCCAGCGCCAGAGAGCTGCTGACGCATGACCTCGTGTAGCAGCGTCGTACCTGCGCGCGAGTGACCGCAAATGACAATGTGCTGTCTCACTGATCGCCTATAACGACATGGCCAATCAGGTGATCGATATACCAGCGCGCCTTGCGCAAGTCCTCGACACCGCCCTTGTCTCGCCAGCGCCACAGATACTTGACCGCAGCCAGCCGTAGATAGCCCTGGAATTCCTCTGCCGTACACATCGAGCACATTGCATCAATACACTCAATGTCGCCCTGCGTGTAATGGTACGGATTATTTACGGAATCGCTCATTGTCTCTCGCCCTCTCATATTCTGCATCGATAACATCGCCGTACTCTGGCGCCGGCTCCGCGCCGTCATCATTTGGACAACCCGCATCATGCGTGCCATAGCTGCCGCATTCACTGCACCAGGAACTTAAGCCCATCATTGTTCTCGCGCCTCTCTGTTTCCCAAAAACTATAGCCATAGCGCTCGGCGCCATAGATATACCGCATCAAAGTCGACGGCGACACACCAAACAGATCAGCCACGTTGCCCATAAATACGCCCTTGTCGCGCAGCTCCATCGCCTCGGCGACCTGGTCGATAGTCAATTTCATGTCGCAAATCCTCGTTATGTGTCGCAATAGCCAGTTAATGTGTCGTTTTTGACACTTTATGTGCCATATAGGCACTTTATGTATCACTTGTGCGTCATAATCCGCATTAAGACATCGGATATTTCGCACTAATCACCACTCAGCCCTTTCAGCCCTCGCCTTCCACTTGGCATACAGCCGCATCTCCCTAAGCGCTATCCGCTGCCAGGTGTAATGACACGGTCCGTCCAGCTCCCTTGACAGCCTAAACGCCTTGCGCGCATTAGCCAGCCAATACGCCGCCGTGTTGCGCCGGTAGTCGCGCAAAGATTCATAGACCTTGCTCATCATCCAACTCCTTTATTCTGGTTCCGATCCATTTCATTACAGGTACAGCCATCGAATTACCCAGTGCCTTATATCGAGGCCCGTCTGGGCAGTTGTCTTTGATGTTGGTGTAGTTGTCAGGGAAGCCCTGAAGGCGTTCACATTCGACCGGCGTTAAGCGCCTTACCGCATTTGTATTTGCTATGTAGCTTCTAGAAGATCCACCTGAAGCTGCACGAATGCTAACCGTATCGTGCGGACCTTCCGGCATAGCGCCACCATTCCGACCCCTTAAATCAAATGCCACTGCTGGCGCATCACACCGCATTGTTGGGCTGACATTACGACCAGCCGCAGCAGCATCGCAGGCGTTGGCGGTTGATTGGAATGCGACCATATTAAAGCTATCTGCCCGGCTGTAATCGTGACAGGTCGTCTCTAACGTACCAGCTACGGTTGATTCTGTGCTGCCGCTGTAAGTGCGGACTCCAGCATTTCCGGCAGCTTCTTTCCTCGCCTCTCTGCTCGGCGCAGGATTCCCTGACAGGCTTTCGCGCTCAAAAAGTACCGCTGCGGCACGTCGCCAGTCTCCAAGGTGTCCGACAACAAACACACGTCGGCGTCTTTGGGCCACTCCGAAGTATTGAGCGTCAAGAACTCGGTAGGCGAACCCATACCCGATTTGCCCCAGCGCCCCGAGGAAGGTGCCAAAGTCCCGTCCTCCGTTACTGGACAGGACGCCAGGGACATTCTCCCAAACGATCCACTCGGGCAACTCTCGTTGAGCAAGCCTAATGAACTCGAGTGCCAAGTTACCACGGTCGTCGTCCAGTCCCTTTCTAAGTCCTGCGATTGAGAAGGATTGACAGGGAGTTCCTCCGACAAGAAGGTCAATTGAGCCATACTGATTTTTTCCTATCGTTGTGAAGTCGCCATGTAGCGGCACGTCAGGGTAATGGTGCGCCAATACCTCGCGAGGGAACTTCTCTATTTCTGAGAAGAAGGCAGGCTCCCAGCCTAGTCCATGCCAAGCCACAGTAGCCGCCTCAATCCCAGAGCAGACAGAGCCGTACCTCACTGACAAACCTCCTCACTCTTATACGCCGGCCAACCATTCTCACCGCCGCTAGATTTCCAGAGCTCGACCATCTCGCAATACTCAGTCGTCTGCCTCTCCTGCTCCCTGACGTCCTCAGCGCCCGCCACAGCCAAAAACGCAAGCAACACACCCACACCTACCGACCCAACAATAAAATCGCTCACAGAGCCTCCTGTGGCCGCTTATGCGGCCTTTTCCATTGCTATGTTGGTTGCGATCTCCGCTAGAGCTCCGGCCACGCCGCGTGGGTTATCAGCAAACTTGCGCTGTAATGCCTCGCGCTCGCGATCGCTTAACTTAGCCAGAAACTTCTCAACGTGTGCCTGAATTGCGTAGTTAGTGTATGCGTCCATTGTCCTGCTCTCCGTTGTTGATGGCTGTGTCCCCAGCCGATGAGTACAGATTACGCCTCTCCCTGTGCCTTGTCAAATTTTTTGACAAATATTTTTTGCATGACCTCAACCTTGCAAACCGCCAAGCGCCCCGGCTTGGTCACCGGGCGCCAGCGCAGCGAATCCGGAAACGCTGCCACCACCCGATCGAGGGTCGCCGCCGCCTGCTCAACATTCCCGCCAGCGGATCGGTATTCATCCCGCCAGAACTCATACCAGAGCACCTCGCCGACGTGCGCATTCAGCGCCTCGATCGCAGCCAGCGTGTTCGTGTCATAGGTCCGCATCTGACAACCCCCTCGAGGGTCTTACTGATTTATCGGGTTTCCTATAATCGGGATCTTCAGTCCCGATAGGTAATACGATCAAATCAAGACCCCAAAAAAATAACCTGCGGACCACCTAATATATATAGGGAAAAAGGTGGTCCGCACTTTTCATTTTGTCCAATTATTTGACGCCCAAAACAGCAAATCCGACCTCCCGACCGGCGCGATTAAACACCCCTTCAGTGTCGTATTTGTCTCGTATATACGCCCGAATTGTCTCAACCTCCGAGCTCCACGCCTTCGGCCAAGTCATCACATTTGCCCCTGGCGGTAATTTACAACCGGCATTGGCGACCGACGGCCGCTCTCCGGCGCCCGCGATCATCTCATCAACCTGGCGCTTGATCTCGCGCATTTTGGAATCGCGCTCAAGATCGCGCATCACCTGCTGCAGTTCTTGCGACCAATACTGCCAGTCTAAGATCGCCATGCTCGCGCTCCCGTTCGTAAACTCCACTTCCACCCGGCGCATCTTGCCAGCCCACTGCGGCGACTCCTCAACCAGCCGCCAGCGGTCCTTTTCCCAGCTGGCGATGGTTTGCTCGGTCTCTTTGTCCCACTGCACGTTGATTGACCAATCGATATTGCCAATCAAAGCGCTAGCGCCACGCGCTGAGCGCCCCTCTGACGCCTTGGAAGTGTGGTGTACCAATGTGATAGCTCCTCTCTCGTGTAATGCGCCCAGCGCGTCCTCAAGGCGCCGTATCAGCGCGCTTGCCTCTCGATTGTCGTTTTCCTCAAAAGAAAATGACGTCGCCACCGTGTCAAACGCCAAATGGATGACCTTCTGCGGCAGCATATCCAGCCACATAATCAAAAACCGAATATCGATCGTCTCCAGCGTCATGCTCGGCAGCACCCACATGGGGTAGGCAGGCTCGCCGCCATGCTCGGCGATATAGGCGCGCAGGCGCGCTTTCATGTGCCCGATCGACTCAGTAAACAACACCACCGGCCCCGGCTGGATCGGTATACCCTGCCACTCAGTGCAACCCATCACCTGCGCGACCAATATGTCACACAGCAAATGCGACTTGCCCGAGTTGCTTGGCCCGTAGATCATGCCAATCGACTTGGCTGGCACCAGCTTGTCGATCATCCACTCTGGCTGCTCAACCTGTAAGTCCCAGGGTTGGTCGATCGGTATCTCGCCGAACGGCGATCGTTCAAATGCGAGCTGCGCGAGCTGTACCTCGTCAAACTCACCGGAGTTGCTCATAAAGCCCCCTAATTGTCTGTTTTCGCTCGTCGTCAATCAGATTGCTGTTCAGCATGATCGAGATCGAGATTCGGTCCTTAGCGCTCAGTGTACCGCCGAGCTTAACGCTCGACGTCAGTGCGACTATGTAGAAATCAGCCAGCTCGAGCGTGTCTTTTTTGTATTTTGGTCGCTGATATGGCTCGGATTGGACGATGCCTCGCTTTTCCAGTTCACGCATGATCTCCGAATATCGGCACCCACGCCGGCAATATGCCAGCATGTTCGATGATGTTCCGCGCTTTATGTGAAACCGATCATCACCGCCACAGACAGGACAGGCGCCTTTATATTCGGCGCCTGCCCGCTTGAGTCCGAGTTGTTCGGCGACCCTAACTAGGTCGCTATCCATACCCTAAGTTCAGAAAGGAATCGAGTCGTCAGGAATCGGCGCGCTCGGATTGAACGCCGGCGCCGGTGTCGGCTCTGCGGCGGTCATCGGCTTGTAGCTTACCGGGCGCAGGAACGAGCCGTCCTGCTCGAGCATCGCCTGGCAATACTTGCCCTGCAGCTCGACCGGGTTGGCTGGGTCGCGCACGCTATTACAGCCGCAGGCGATCATGAGCGCAGCGAGCTCACGGCGCGCGATCTCGTCGGCCTTGGGGTTTGGATGGTTGATATTCAAATTCAGCCAGCATTGGCCCGAGCGCCCTTTCAGCGTGATCTGAACGAGTAAGTTGCCCTTGGCGCTGGTTTTCTGCAGAACCCCGTCCACCTTGACGTCGTTCCAGCCTGCGGCCAATCCCGCGCCTCCTGTTTGGTCCATAAATTCTTGTGCGTTAAATGTCATCGTTAAACCTCGGTGCATAAGTCCAAAAATCTGGCGCCCACGGGTCGAGACCCAAGAGCTCCAGCCGCTTTTGTGATGCCGGCAGCGTGGTGAACACCATCTGACCGAGCATCGTTGAGAACCGACCAATCACAAACTCGTAACCGGTCGATACTTCAAACATCAGAACCAGGTCGCGAAACAGCTCGGCCTGATCGATGTGCTTGCCACTGCGCCATGTCACGACGCAAACTTCTCCATGAACGCCGACCATGACAGCGGCATCTCAGCCGGTAACCCGTACCGGTTTTTGGCTATCCAGGTCGGTCGCTCCTCGGTATACATGACCCGCTCGCCCTCACCCTGACCGCGCGTGCGAACGCGACCGCGCTCCTCGACCTTGACTGTCGTGTACTTCATTGTCGCAAAAAAGATTGCATCTGAGTGCTCAGATACCAGGTCGCCGGCCTTGCGCTGTAGCTTGATCTCGAATCGATCGAACGCCTCGGAATCTGGCGCTTCAAACCGCCGCACGTGGCTGTGAGCAATCAACACCGTCGCCATGCGCTTTTGATCGCGCAGGTAGTTCACTCGGTCTAGGAACTCGCGCCAATACTTCAGCGCCTCAACGTAGCCACGCCCATAGCCCGGCTGCTCGATCGACGTCCATTTGTTGACCTCGCAGGTATGCGCCCAGATCAGCGGCTCTAGCCAGTCGAGCGAGTCGACGACCAGCGTCTTGAACTGGTGATCTTCGTTGATAAGCGCATCGAGCGCACTGCGCGCCTCGAGATAGGTCGCAGGCGTCGGAAAGTGATCGACCTCGATACGCCCCAAACCGTCCTCCACCGGCAGGAATATAGGCTTGGGCGCCTCAGCGCCAAACGTCGTTTTGCCGACCCCAGCCGGCCCGTAGATCAATGTGCGCGGCGGCTTTCGCGTCGCGGCTTTGGTGATTTCAGATAATTTCATACCTTGCACTCCTGATTTTGCTCTTGTGGTGTCGACTCGTCGTCGACGGGTTGAATTAACCGCAGACTGAGCTGGCGCACTTCGTCGCTAATCTCAATCGGCGGCTCTTGCTCGGGCGCGTCGTGATCGTACCCGTGGTTTTCATGAAATCCGTATTTGATCTCGGCGGCTTTGCGTGCGGCGATGGCTTCGGCTTTGTTTGTAAAATATCCTAAATGCCTTTCCTTTTTGTTAGTGCATATTCTCGCTTGCCATTTTTGTCTTTCCTTCTTAAAGTGCACGCCGCAATGTCCAGATGTGTTGGTTTTTCTTTTTTTCTGATTCCTTGCGTTTTCTTGATGTGTAACTAACCTCAAATTGCAAATGCGATTATCTGCACGATCGTGATTTATATGATCGCACTGCATCGGGTAGGGATCTCGCCCGTGATAAAGCGCATAGCAAACCCTGTGCAATTTTAGTTTTTTGCCATTAAACTCTACGTGAAGGTATCCAAGTGCGTCTTTATTGCCAACGACATCTCCCTTTTTCGCTCGACGGCCTACAGTAACCTTTCTCGTAACAACCCCCGTCTCCGGATCGTAGTCAAAAAGCCGTCGCAGCTCCTCAATTGGCGGTAATCTTTTCATAACGCCTCTCTAATCAGCCCACAAAAAAGCTCCAGCGAAATCTCGCAAGAGCATCTAAAGTCCTCAATGTCGTACAGCTCTTGGTGCAGCGGATAAACCACGAGCACCCGCCACTCTGCTCGGTCGGCGCGGAAACACACCGCCGGCATTTTGTCGGCGCGCTTGGCTTGGCTGACGGCCTGTGCCCAAAACGCGCGCTTATCTGCTTGACTGATTGATGCGTAGCGCTTGCACTCGATCGCCCAATCATCGAGCCCGATCAGGTCGTGCCCACCGCCAAAGGTCTGCGCCAGGTTGCGCTGCAAGCGAATCCCGGTCAGCGCCTCGATCTCAAGGATCAGCTCGCGCTCGCCGCTAGCGCCCTTATTCCTGCTCGTTTTGCTCACGCTTTGCCCTCGCTGCTTCTCGCCACTTAGCCTGCTGGCGGTATTTCTTGTATTTAGGCCAGAACACCACCCAAAACCCGCATCCGGCTGTGAAGATCATCGGCGCCAACACCAGCCACCAGGACCAATCAATGAACCCGGCGAGCTTTAGCCCTATAAACAGCAGCGTCAGGTTATCGATAAACTTACCCATCGCCACGCTCGCGCAGCAGTAGCTCAGCCTGCATCTGGCGCACCTGCGGAAAATCACCGGAGCGGCGCCAGTTGTAGATGGTCTGGCGCGTAACCCCTAACGCCTCGGCCAGTTTTGCGACACTTCCGAATCGCTCGATTGCTTGCTCAATGGTCATCTCGACCCCTCAAAAAATTTGACAGCCCGAGTGTATGAGCATAGTCTCCTCGTTGTCAAATAATTTGACGACAACAAATGGAGAGCAACAATGGTTGGAAAACTATCAGACGACCGCAAAATGAGCGGCTCGCGCATCCCAGTGCTGTATCTATGGCGATACGGCGACGGACACCCCTATAGCACGCCCAATGAGGAATTGCGGCGCAGCATCGACGCCAAAACTCAGCCGGTATCATTCTCAGACATTGGCGAGCCTGGCATTGTCGGCAATCTGCTCGAGCCTGCGCTCGCGCTATCGGCCGCCGACGAACTCGGCATCCCCGACCCAGACCTCACGCCGCCGGTGATCCGCACTGACACCTATGAAGTGAGCTGTGATGCGATCAGCGAGCTCACGGTGCCGGTCGACGTTGAAGCGAACGACCTGATCCAGATTCTCGACCTTGAGACCGGCGAATCGTTACCCAGTGTGCGGCTGATCGGGAACGTGCCGATCGAGGTAAAATGCACCGCCGACTATGCGCCCGATACGCCACCCCTATATCGGGGTCCAATCCAATTGCAAATGCAAATGATGGCGACCGGCGCACAGTTTGGTGTGCTCATTTCTTTGCATCGCGGCATCGAGCGGCGCATCACGATCTACACCGCGAGCCCGACCATACAGACCCGCATTGACGAGCTCTGCGACGAATTCCTCGAGCGTGCTGCGGCTGAGGATTACTACCCGCCGGTAACCGTCTCAGACGCCACACAAGCGCCTGCAAGCGATGAAAAGACCGAGCGCGACATAGGCGACAAAGACGAGACGATCGACCGCCTGCTCGAGCTGCAAGCCCAGCGCTCGGCGATCGATGACGAGATTGAGCGACTGCAGGTTGAGATCATGGACGCCATCGGCGATGCGCACATTGGCACGACGCCGACCTACCGGGTCGAATGGCCGGTGCGTCATTACAAGGCGCAGCCAGAGAAGGTCACGCCGGCAAAAGAGGCGCGCACGATTCGGTTGAAAACGCTCAAGATTAAAGCGACAATGTAACCGCTCTCCGAGCACTCCTATAAAGGTCCGCTTGCCGCCTGTCGTGAGACACGCGGCTTTTTTATTGCTCGAACGTATTGCCCTTGGCTGAATTCTCGGCCGCCGTGATGACCTGCATATTCCACGGAACGTGCAAACCACAAACGATCTCACCCTGCAGCGGCACAATGTGATCGACCGAGTATTGCACCTGCTTTTGTGACGTCATGAGCCGCGCCAGGTCATACAGTCGCCCGATCTCAAGCTGCACTTCGTGGTTATCGCGGCAGATATTCGCTCGCAGCACTGCTGCCTTGTATTTGCGCGTGCCAATGACCGCATTGCGCCGCATAGACGGCCTCGCGTAGCGCTGGCGGTTAATGAGCTGTTTATTTTTGTGGTAGCGCTCGCGTTGATACGCTCGCCGGTCGCGGCCTTCATTGTGGCGCTTGTACTTAGCGCGTCGCTCGTGATCCGGCAGCGCAATCTGCGCCAGAGCGAGACAAATCACACAGTTTTTGTTAGACGTAAATCGCGGCGAGTAATGGCCGTTCTTGCAGGGCTTACCAGTGTGATAGTAGCGGCTGTGGTATTGCTTACCGATGCCAGCCGTCGACAGCATCACTCAGGGAATGTATCGGTCCTGACGGCCTCAGCGATGCGCTGAGCGCGATTAGGCACCTGCTCGGCCCATCGGCTGCGTAGCATCTCATCGCCCGCACTGACCCATTCAGCGGCCTCTAGGTGGGCGATGGTTTTGGTGAACTTGGTCAGCCCGAACGTGCCCAGGTTGAACGCCATGTTGACGATAGCTGCCTGGCGTACCGGCGAGAGCTCACGCCAGAAAGGTAGCATCTCGTCGAGCTCTTTCATCACCCGGCAAATGTCGTTTTCGAGCATGAAGTGCGCCTCAGCCCGGCTGATGCCGGTCGCCTCAAGATTGCGCCCGATGCCGATCGTCAGCTTGCCCTCGGTACAGTAGTAGGGTTTGAGCCGCAGCCCTTCGTCAGATTCCAGCCATCGGCTGATGGCCTTAAAGTCTACAAGATTCATTGATTCCCCCCGAATCAATTACGCTTGAGAGTCTCCGCGATCTTTTCCCCGCTGCGGCCCACCAAATAAGAACCCAAGCCAATCTCTAACAGGAGCCAGGCTTCTTCGTTTAGGTCGTTAGGGAGAAACCCCAGAGAATCGCCGACCACCAGCACCAGGAAAGTCAGCATCGTGATCGGCCGCCAGTTAGCGGTCAGCCAGTGCTTAGATGACGCCTCGGCATGGATGATTTTGGATTTGGCCTCAAGTGTCGCCTGCTCGTATTCAAACACGCGCTGCATCGCAGCGGCTTGCACATCGAGCAAGTGCGCTTTGGCCTTGAGACGTTCGTCAGTTGACGTGTGTAACTCGTCGACCAGCTCCGCTGCCGGTTTGAATATGCCGGAGATGAGCTCAACGATACCCATCAGTCGTCCTGGTCGCCAAAGAGGATTTTCTGAACGGTGCGCGTTTCATAAATGCGTATGGCCGTCCAGATTATCGTAAATAGCGCAGCGAGCGGCGGCAGGATGGCGCCCATAGAGCCCAGCATCGTCGCGACGCTCGCCATGTCGATTGCGTGTTTCGTCGTCTCGTCCATTGCCTGCAGAGCCCTTGGCGGTTTCGGGAATTGTATCATTTCGCCACCCACGAAAACATTACAGTCAGTTGTCGGCAATTACTCGCAAATTGTTAAATGCGACCCATAAATACATCACCACCACCAGCGTCAAAGCCTCGACTGGTGGATTTAGCAGCCAAAGCGCCGCCATCACCAGCACCTTAACGCCAATCAGCGCCGGCACAATGCCCCACAGCGCAAACGCCCATCGCATGATCGGATTTTTCTCATAGGCGCCGTTCACGTGCTCAAGTGCATACCAGGTCGACCACACATCGATCCCCTGCAAGACGATCAGCGTTAGCCAGAGCATTATGCTCACCACGGCAATCCCGTAGCAGTGACGGGGTTTTTGTTAGCCTCAATCTTCCGGGTCAGACTTTCTTCGATGGCGTCTTTATCAACTGACTCATAAACCCAGGCTAAAACATCGGCCTCGGTTAGGTTATCGTAAGGGATAAAGTCAGGCGCTGTAGGGTCGGGCGCGAATGACGCAGTGCCATAAGCAGATGCGCTGTAATTGCCGTCCACTGCGCTCACGCGCCAATGTGCCACAATAACGCCGCCGTCAGCGGTTTGTCGTTCGAGTTGTGCGATTGTCCATGTAATCATGATGCTGACTCCAGTTGTTGAACACGAGCGCGTAAGTCTTGAATTTCTTTAACTAACATAGGCACTAACTTAGAGTAGTCAACGCCCCACATGTCTTCCTCAGTCTCACCCTTAGACACAGCGTATGGCGCTACAGCCTCTAGCTCTTGAGCAATAAAGCCGTACTCTTGGTGTGACCCGTCAGCCTTCCAGTCAAACGAACGTACCTGTAGGGCGTCTACGTTGCCTTGAGGGGCGTCTGTGATGTTTTCCTTTAGGCGGACGTCTGAGGAGGTGTTGTAGGTAGTGGCAGTAGCTGTAACGTCAATAGAGCCTTTGTCACCACCCGTGTGCTGAAAAGATATAACAGCCCTATTTGTTGAAGTCCTGTAATGACTTGTTGAGGAGCCACTAATTGTTACTGAATCGTTATTTTGAAGAACGTCAGAGCTAGTAGTCCCAACCAGCAAGTTGCCGCTGGAGTCGATGCGCATGGCTTCAGAGCCATTGGCATTAAAGGTTATCGGGCCTGCGTTTGCTGCATTTCCTCTATGAAATC